GCAGATGCAGTAACTTCCCCTGATGGAACTACAAATGCTGATGAATGTGAAACAACAAGTACTGGTGCGCAAATGTGGCAACAAGTTTCATTAAGTCCTAACACATTTTACACTTGGAGTTTCTATGTTAAAAAAGGAACTATGACTGATGTTGGTCAGCAGATTTTTAATATGAATGGTGATGGAGAGTATGGAACTGGCGGTAAATATTATTCACTCATTGGTTCTGACTGGACAAGAGTTTCTTTTTCTTTTTCAACTGGTGCTAACGGTGGGAATACTCGCTTTTATCCTATTAATGCTTCAGGTGTTACTGGTTCTATATATTTATGGGGATTTCAAATTGAAGAGGGTGAATGGCCACAAGAAACATCATATATACCAACAACAAGCGGTTCAGTTACTAGAAACATAACTTTGTTTGATAAAACAGGAATAGCAAGTGTTACAAATAATGCTGAGGGTGTTTTATTTTTAGAGTATGCTTTTTTAAGTGCAATAGAATCAGGACAAAAAATAATGAGTATTGGTGAAAATAATGGTAATAGTGTTAACATAGGCAGGTGGGGCGCAGGGTATATGGCTAGTGCTACCATAGGGAGTACCAATTTAATGTTTTCATTATCTTATAAATTTCCAATACCTGATACTAACTTTCATAAAACTGCTGTAAAATATAAAAGTGGTGACTCAGCAATTTGGTTAGATGGTGTTGAAGAATTAACATCTGTAGCAACAGGAACGCCAAGTCAACCAATAGACAAAATATCTAATTCTTATAATGGAATTGCAGGTGGCTTTTGGGCTTTTGAGGGTAGAATAAAAACTATTTTGTATTTTGATTCAATTTTAACAGATGCTCAACTATTAGCTTTAACAACTTAATATGAATATATATAAATTACAATACGATACAAAAGCACAAGCTGATGCTGACTTCTTAGACAAAGGAGTTACTCAGGTAATAGAGGTTGAGGGTCAACAATACACTAAAAACTCTAGTGCAACTCAAGCAATAGTAGACTTAGGTAGAATAATAGAAACAGAGGGTACTTATGACCCTGATGGTCATGTAATAACGCCGCCTGTTTATTTTGATGGAGTTTTTTATGATATAATGACTACTGAGCATATAGACTTCGGAACTCATGCTTTAACACCTACTAAATGCTTACACGGATTCGCAGGTTACAGTATAGATGCAAATGGAGATAATGTAGAACCACAACAATAATTATGAAAGATAACATCATTAATATTAATTTAGAAACTAGCACAAGTCCGACAGTAGCAGAGGTAAGGGGCAAAGACTGGATAGAGTATGGAACTGAAGATTGGAGAAACTTATACCCACAGTTTATTATAGACTTATACTACTCAAGCTCAATAACTGCTGCAATCGTAAATGCCACTAGCGAAATGGTAGCAGGGGAGAATCTAATAATAGAAGATGAAGAAGATAGAAATGAAGAAGCTAGAGTAAAGCTTCAAAACTTTATGAATAGAGCTAATGGTAATGAAAGCTTACATGAAGTAATAAAGAAGTTAGCTTTTGACTTTAAACTTCAGGGTGCTTTTGCTCTTAACATAGTTTGGTCTAAAGACAGAACACAAATAGCAGAGATATACCATGTAGATGTTTCTAAGGTAAGATGTGCAAGACCTGATGAATTTGGCAAGACTAAAGGTTATTACATCTCAGCAGACTGGTCAAATACTAGACAAAACAAACCTCACTATGTACCTGCTTTTAATGCCAATGATAGAACTTGTGCAAATCAGTTAATGTATTCAGGTCTTTATAGTCCTAACATGAACTCTTATTATACGCCTGACTGGGTGTCTTGCACAAATTGGAGCCTTATAGACTCAAGAATTAGCGAATACCACTTAAACAACATAAGCTCAGGATTTTCAGGTTCTTTTATGATTAACTTCTCCAACGGCATACCAACGCAAGAGGAGAGATTTCAGATAGAACAAAGTATTACAGAAAAATTTACAGGACAAAATAATGCAGGAAAGTTTGTATTGACTTTCTCAGATGATAAGACTAGAACCCCTGAAGTAACTGCAATAAGTCCTGCTGATTTAGATAAGCAATATATTGCACTTCAAGAATTACTAACTCAAAATATTTTGTCAGGACACAGGGTTACATCTCCTATGTTAATGGGTATTAAGAACGACACAGGACTTGGCTCTAATGTAGATGAACTTAACTCAGCAGCAAATTTTTATCTAAATACTGTAGTAAAACCTTTTCAAGACCAAATAGTAAAACAGCTTAGAAAAATCTTCCAAGTTAATGATATGGATATGCCTGTAAACTTTGTACAGCTTAAACCAATTACTTTAGAGTTTACTTCTGAGGACTTGAAAGGAGTAATGACTGAGCAAGAAATAAGAGATGAATTAGGACTTGAACCTTTAGATGTAGAGATTAGAGAAGATTTTAGCAAAGTAGGCAATATAGATGGAAAGCCAGTATTTAGCACAATAGAAGAAGCTGAAGCTCACGCAAAGACTTTAGGGTGTGAGGGGTATCATCCACATGAATATGAGGGTAAAACTGTTTACATGGCTTGTAAAGACCATTCTTCAGCAACAGAACTTGCAAAATTTATTGATGAATTTGGTGAAGATATACCTGAAGATTGGGAATTAGTAGATGAAGAAAAAGTAGGTGATGAACACGCTGACTTTAATTTTGAAGAAGTTTTAAATGATGCTGCTGCTGAAAAGATAGAATTAGCTTCAACAGGAAAAGCACTACCTGGAAGAAAATCTGAGCAGGATGGAATATCTAAAAAGACTTATGATTATTTTAGAGTTAGATATGTATATGCTGAAGATAATTTTTTAGTAAACAAAACAGGACAGGAAAGACCATTTTGCAAACAAATGATGGGTGCTAAAAAGCTTTACAGAAAAGAAGATATTGTAAGTATGTCAGGTAAGGTTGTAAACGACTATTACTACTCTAAAAACCAAAAAAGAAATATAGGTTGGGGGCCTAAGGGTGCTTTAAAATATGATATTCTAAAGTACAAAGGGGGTGGAAATTGTCAGCACTTTTGGTTAAGACAGATTTACAAAACAGAATTAGGGAAATCAAGAACTACTAAAATAGAAGATGCAGATTTAATAGGATATACTAAAGCGGTTTCAGAAGGTTTTAGACCTGAAAAGAATAGTCCATTAGTAGCAAAGCCACCAAAAAGAATGAAGAATAAAGGATTTTTAACACCAAGATAACTATGAGCTATGTACTTTTTATATCAGAACAGAAGTTAAAAGATTCAACTGCAATAAATCTTTCAGTTGACCCACAGACTTTACTACCCTATGTGTTGCAGGCGCAGCGTATTCATATTGAGAGTAAATTAGGCACACCTCTTTATCAAAAATTAGAAAATGAAATAACAGCAGGTACTTTAGCAGGTGCTTATAAAACTTTAGTAGATGAATATATAGGCGATTGTTTGCCTGCATGGGCATTTCATATGTGCATACCTTTTTTAAGATTTCGCACGGAAAATGGTAATATATATTCTAAAACTTCAGAAACAGGAAACCCTCTTACAACAGAAGAAGCTCAACATTTAAGAGAAGAGGTAACGAACAATGCAGAATATTTTACAGAAAGAATGATAAAATATATTACAAACAATTTAGGCAGCTTTCCTGAATATGGAACTGCAAGCGGTGCTGATGTTTCAGCAGACAGAAATGCCTACTATAATGGTATGAATCTTGAAAGACCAATGCAAAAGGGAACTAAATTAACTTTAAGAGATTTTCTAACTCCTGATTTAACTTAATGAAGAAATATTACAAGCCAAAAATAAAAAATATAAATAAACTTAAAACATATTTAAAAGATGCCACTGAAGCAGATAACAAAAGAAGTAGGGGAAGTGTTAGGTGTAAACAGCGTGATACTAAGCGTAACGACATTCACTAACTTAGAACTATTTTTAAAAATAATACTGTTAGTAGTTTCAATAGTTTATACTGTTGACAAGTGGTGGTATCATAAAAAGAAAAGATAATGCCTAAGAAACGCAAATTAAATAGCAACAACCCAAAGTATAACAAAGCAAAAGAAAGTGATGTTAAAATGCGTAAAGAATTTGTTAAAGAAGTTAAAGGGTGTAAAATTTATAAGTCCTACTATCTCTAAAAACTCCAACATAAACCTTTTAATTCTCAGAGACACTTTTAGTGATGAAAGTACAATAGGAGAGTTGTTTCTTAATGGAGAAAGATTTTGTGACACATTAGAACTACCTTATAGAGATAACCAAAGAAGTATATCTTGCATTCCAGTAGGCGAATACAAAGTACGATTAAGATACCCTAGAGAGAGTGCTACTAGAAATTACTTGCACTTGCTTGTAGAAGATGTAAAAGACCGTTCATATATATTATTCCATAGGGGTAATACAGCTAAAGACACAAGAGGCTGCATCCTAGTAGGACAGGGAAGCCAACAAGACATTGTTCATAATTCAACTTTAGCTATGGATTTACTTATAAAAGAAATAATAAATTTGGGTGGCACTAATATTAATTTAATAATCAAAAATAAATAAAATGAAAGATTACATTATTACACAACTGTTAGGCTCAAAAAAAGTATGGTTAGGAATTAGTTCTATTTTAGTTCCAATGATAGCTTCATGGTTAGGAGTTGATGAAGAGTCAGTTTCTAAAATTTGGTGGAGTTTAATCGCTATGTTAGGCGGACAATCATTAGCAGATTTTGGAAAGTCAAACAAATAGATTTAGATTAAAGCCGCATGAAATTGTGGCATTAAAAAAGATGCGAGAAGCTGACACTAGGAATATCCTAGTTGTTGGCGACTTGCATGAACCATTTTGCCTTGATGGTTATTTAGAGTTTTGTCAAGAACAATATGAAACATGGAATTGTACTGATGTAGTATTTATTGGTGATATTATTGATAATCATTATACAAGTTTTCATGAAATAGATATTGAAGCAGAATATACAGGAAAACAAGAACTTGAACACGCTATTAGTAAAATAGCAAAATGGTATAAGGCATTTCCTAAAGCAACTGTTATTGTAGGTAATCACGATAGAATGATAATGAGAAAAGCTCAAACATCATTAATACCTAGTAAGTGGATTAAATCATATAAAGAGGTCTTAGAAGTTCCTAATTGGAAATTTGTAGACAGATTAGTTATAGACAATGTGCAATATATTCATGGTGAAGCAGGAACGAGCAGAACAAAATGTCGTGCTGACATGATGAATACAGTACAAGGACACTTACATACACAAACATATATAGAACATTATGTAGGGCAAAACTTTAGAGTCTTTGGTATGCAGGTAGGTTGCGGCATAGACCATGACACCTATGCTATGGCTTATGCTAAAAGAGGTAAAAAGCCTTCTATTGCTTGCGGGGTCGTTTTAGGGGGTACAACACCAATAAATCTTTTAATGCCCTTATAATGCACTTAAAAGACTCTACAAAGCTAACTCTACTCTACTTATTACTTATAGTAATAGTCCTACTTATATCTCTTTAATTTTCTTGTTAACACCTTAATTGTTGATAACTTTGTAAATAAAGCTGTCAATAAGACTGTTAATTCAAAAATAGTTCGTATTATTGCATCATATTAATCAAAATAAAGAAAATGAAAACAGAACAATTTGTAAATTTAAAAAGTGTAGGTTCTATTATGGAACTGAAAACAGGAAACATTTTTCCTGCACAAACTAACGGTCAGCCTGACTTAAATATTCCAACTCACTTAACAGAAGTTAGTGAAGAGTGGCTAGAAAGTTTAAAAGGTATTGATGAAGCGTTTGTAGGTATTTGGTTTAAATCAAATAGAAAGTAATAATAATTAACTAAAAAAACTAAAATGAAAACATATTATAAAATGAAAGAAGCAACAAACAAAGAAGAAGCTATTGTATCAATATTAGATGTAATAGAAGAAAACCCATTATGGCTTAATAAAATTACTGATGGCTTATTTATATTAGTAAAAAGCATTGAGCCTGAACACAAAAGATTTTTATTAGAAAGGTCATTAGATGAACAAGTAATAGACTTGTTTGTTAAACTAAAAAAAGAATACTATCACTTTAAAGATTTTACTCAATGGAATTACTAATTTGCGAGG